GGAGATTGTGGCGCACCAGTTCTCATCATGGACCCAGCCAGACAACGCAAGATTTGTGGTTTACACTTTTTAGGAAATTCATTCGGATCAGGTCAGGCCGTTTTGGTCACTCAGGATCTTATTCGAAGTATGGAGGAGGCAGGAAAGATGCGAGAAGATTTGGAATACCAACACAACTTTGAACCTTTCCCAGAAGATCGGGAAACTATTTTGGACTACCCCTTAGGTATTGTACCAACTCCCTTTGAACCATCTAAAACCAAGGTGAGAAGATCAATCATCCATGGAGAAGTGTCTGAACCAGTTACTAGACCTTCTATACTGAAACCTATCGCAGGAATCGATCCTATGGACCGTGGAGTTAAGGAATTGCAAAAGCAAAAGTTTGTGGTTACAGAGGCTTTTCAGGAACAAGCAAAACAAGTGCTTACGAGGTACACTTCGGGCGAGGTTCTCTTAGCTAGGACATTGACTATGGAAGAGGCATTAGGAGCAGTTGGCGTACCAGGATTAGAACCAATCGACATCAAGACATCAGCAGGGATTCCACTTTGTTTAGAACCGGATGCAAACGGGAAGAGGAAATGGATTAACGAACTGAGGGAACCGACACCAGAGCTAGTTAGGATGATGGATGAATTTTTAGGCGAAATTAGGGCAGGAGAACTGAAGGATATACCGATTTTCAAAGAAACGCTCAAGGACGAAAGAGTCAAATTAGCCAAAGCAGATCCAAACAACCCAGACAAGATTAAGACTAGACTATTTTCAGCGTGCCCACTCAAATTGCTCATTGCTTTACGCATGTATTTTGGAGCTTTTATGGCACATGCAGTTAGGAACCAAGTTCGAAACACTTGTACGTCAGGAACGAATCCGCACGGATCCGATTGGCACATGATTTCATCCTGGCTTCACGAAGTCTCAAATGAAGTGGACGACGGCGACTATTCATGTTTTGACACCAGCCAACCAAGCGGTTTTTTGAAGGCAGTTTACGATTCAATTAGAGACTGGTACAATATCAATGGAGGAACTGAAGAGGACGACAAAATACGAGAAAG